TCGTCAATGTGATCCCAGGTGCCGCCCGGGCCGCCCGTTGCTCGCAGTGCTACGCCGATGACCTGAGCCGCAAGCACTGAAACCGTCTTGCTGTAAGCTGCTGATCGTGCGCCTACGTCATCCTCTGCGGCGACACTAAAGGCAAAATCGGTATCGTCAGTGACATCTGGCGCCGTCACTTCTACGATTTCACCTTCTGCAATTCCAGTAATCTTCGCGAACACGAAGGCGCCAGTGTCAGTCACAACGTAAGTGACGGGGTCGCCGTCCGGGTCCGTGGCGCCGCTAAAGGACACCTGAAACGTCGAGTTTTTGCCAGTCTGAGTTGGAGCCGCGATGGTGATCGGGCCAGCGGGGGCGCTATTGGCAACAACGTCGGCGCTGACAGTCTCGTTTGCGCTGGCATTGCCGATATCGTCCAGTGCTCTGATTGTTGCTGACACCGTGCCGCCCACTGGCTGATCGACAGCCCGTGCGATCGTAGCGGCCGCCCCCGTCGCGGAAACTGTTTCCGTGGTGCCGTCCCACCACTTCACCTCAAACCCAGCGATCGCCCCGCCGCTATGACGACTTGTGGCGCTTGCTTCGATTCGCCATTCCCCCAGATCCGGCGCAGTTGGCGGCGCTGTAAGGGATAAGGTTAGCGCTCGCGTTGCCTGCAACTGAAGTTCGTCAGTAATTTTTTGCGAGGTCCAGCCCTGGGAGCTGTTCGTCACGGCGTCGTCAAAGGCGCCGGTTAGCACTATGGCCTCAGCCTGGCCCGCCCAGTAATTGGCCTGATTTTCAGAGGTCAGGGCGGCATCGGCTGAGTTGCTGGCGGAACTGCGGTCCTGCCCGGTGGCCACTCTATCCGCTGCGGTAGCTGTTGCATCCTGCCCCGTGGCTACCCGGTCCGCTGCCGTGGCATCGGCATCGGCATCAGTCAACAATTCGTCGGCGGCGGCGGCAGAGGCACTATCGGCGGCATTGCTTTCGGCTGTCTCTGCGGCCTGCTTGGCCGCTTCCACGTCCGCCACGTTGATCGCCAGATCCAGATTCGTGGTAGCAAAGGTCGCCCCGGAGGTATAGGCCAGATGCACCACGTACAGATTCTTACTGGTGGGGTCGCGCAGCACGTCGTTGAGGAAATAGTCAGTGGTCGCGGCCCAATCGCCCCGGTAGTTAAAGCCGGCTGTCAGTGCCAAATTGCCGTCTGAATCAAAGCCCAGCACCTTGCGCCGGCGCTGCAACTTCGTGGCGGTGAACTCCTGAGAGACGCCCGCCACGGCCGGAAACTTCAGAGATCGGTCCGTGTCCTGCTGCACCGCCTCAAAGCCAGTGCCCACCTCGTCGAGCTTGGCGTCTACGGCTGCAGCGGAAACGATGGTCCCCGGCTGGAAGCGCTGAGCCGCCAAATCGTTGTCGTAATAATCGTTAGCCACGGCGCAATCTCCTTTGTGTGAACGTCAGATCGTAACCAAGTACCTCGTGAGGCTGGCTGATACTGTTGCTGTAGATCGCGAAGTTGATCGCGGTACCGGATCCGGTAATGTCGGACGGCTCTTGCGCCATGATGGGCGATGACCAGACAAATTCGCCCCACTTGCCCACGTCCCAGAGGTCACCACCCAGCAAGAATGAGAGCGTCTGCCGGAGCGCGTCGGCGCTGTTGCTTCCGCCAAAATCAAAGTCCGGCTTGAAGGTGATGCTTGCGTTTGAGCCTGAGCGAATATCCCAAAACACCCGGCGGAAACGTTTGCGGCTTGAGGGGTTGTTCAGATCGTTGTACGCCAGCGTCAGAAACGCGGTGATGGGCTGGCCATTAAAACTCTCGGCTCCGTTGCCCAGGCGGTAAACATTGCCGGCGTCGTCGCCAAACAGGGTGACTTCTTCCCCGCTATCGAACTCCCCGCTGTGCATGACCTGCGGCTTGTCCGGAAATTTGACAGTGGTTGCGCCCGTCGGGCTTAGGTAGATCCCGGATCCGTCTTCGATGAAGACCCGGTAGTGCGCCCGGCTCTTGCTGACCCCGCTGCACTGGATTCGGTTGGCCCAGTTGTCTTTGGTGAACAGCGGTTCAGTGGAGGCGCCTACCTGGAGCTGCCGGAAGTCGCCAAACTCCTGTGTGCTCTGCAGGTTCGCAATACCACGCTCGGCCACAAAGTACGGCTGCAGCATGGATTGCACGGAGTATGGCTTGGCGCCACTACTGGGAATCGTGACACGTCGCTCGAAGTTGGACGCGCTGGTGCCGTAAATGGCCTGTATGCTGTCCCGACAAGCGGCATGAAGTACGCCGCCAGTGCCTGTAACTAGCCCCATCAGCGCCTGTCCGGTGCCGATCTCGCCGGCGCCCAGGCTACCGTCCCACGCCAGAGGCTCGCCCACTTGTGAGTATTGCAGGCTGCCTTCAGGAAACCCCAGCCACAGATAGTTGGCGTGAACTTCGATGAAGCGCGCCCCAGCGGCTGCGTCAGCGATTTCGGTCAGTACGCCGCCCTTGAACTGATAAGGCTTGTCACCACCCACAAAATACAGGCCTCGGCCCGCTGCAGTTGCCAGAAAGTTGCCCTCGGCAAACTCATAGCGCCCAACCGGTAACGTGCCCACGCTCGTCCAGGTACCCGCGTCGAGGTGGTAAAGCGTCGCACTGGCGCCGTCTTCGCGGATTGCGTAATGCTCGTCCTTGAAGGTGGCCACGCCCAGCACAGGACCGGTACCGGGCAGCGTTCCGCCCAGCTTGGTATAACCGTCGATCCTCCGATAGCCTCCCGTCACCGGGCACTCGTAGTTGATTGCGTACAGGCAGGCGCCGGGCTTGAGCATCCTTGGAGGCGTCACCAGATCGATGCCGCCGCCCAGCGGGACATACTGCGTATTATTCATGCCAGGGGCTCCGGCAGGTCAATCACGGGCAGCTGAGACTCCATCATGCGGTTAATGAGCCGGGCTTCGTTGAGACTCGCCTGCTGGGCCACCTCACTTGCATTCTCGTACAGCGCATACTGAAGCATGGCCCGGTACACAATCACCATGTGAAAGCGCGCTGGCATTCTCGGAACGTCCGCCGCTGCGGCAAGTTCCTGCGGTGTGCGCCAATACTCAAACGTCAGGTTGCCAGCGTTCGAAGGGGGTGCGTTTAGGTGAAGCACTCCATCCGGCGCAATGGCCACGCGACCAAAGGTTCCCGCCACGTCCTTGTCCAACTCATGCCAAGGCACTACCTCAATCCTGTCGCCTGCAAACTGCAGTGTTTCCGACTCCCACGCATCAAAGTCGTTGGGCAAGGGGTACGTTGTATCGAGCGTGTTCAGATCGACCTCGCCACGCACCCAATCAAACGCCCAGCGGCGCTCGTTCTGAATCTCCTGCCATGCGGTGCGTATCCAGCTCACAAACCGGGCGTACTCCCCAGACTGACTGGTGACGGCGGCAGGGCCATTACCGGCAGCGCCCACTTCCTGGCGCAAGCGCTGACACAGATCCAGAAAGGTCATAGATTAAGCCTCGTCGGTGACTTCACGGAGGATTTGAAACGGGTAGCTCTGGACTTCCGTCATATTCATCTCTGAGTCGTAATGTCGCTGAACGGCAGATGCCAGTACGCCAACAATCGACTCCGACACAATGACCTTTTCGCCGCGCTTGATAACGAAGCTCCGGCCATTGACGCCGCCTTGAACCGGCTGCTTATCCTGCTCATGGGTTGAAATGATGATCTCGAACTGCCGCTCTTTGGCGTTGCCGGTAACAACGGGCGCTGACTTTGAAAGAGGGATTGCATCACTGCCCAGGGCTTCCTGAATCTTTTTGCGCAAGGTGTCGTCGCCGGTGTTGCCCGGGTAGCTTAGGCCCAGGTCTTTTGCGGTGGCGTCCAGCTCTTCACGGCTCATGGCATTCGGGTTGATGTCGCTCATAACGGTGTTCCTTTAACCAAATAAAGAAACCCCGGCACGAGGCCGGGGCTGTTGGGGTTGCTGGCTTACAGGGCAGAGGCCGCAGTTTCGATCCTCGCTTGCCATCCCTCGTTAAGAACCTTCGCCACGTAGTAGGCTTTCCAGCCCACAGAGCCACGCTGACCCAGCTGGTCACCACCGCGAGGGGTGTTGGGGTTCAAGACCATCGGCGTGATTGCGCCGGCGCCCTTGAGCGGGATCAGGCCGTAAGCCTCTTTACCAACAATGACGATGGGGTACACGTCAGCGCTGGTGCCAGCGGTTGAAATGGTGCCGTTAGTGGAAGCGGTGCCGCCTGCATCAGCAAAGCTGTCCAGCACCGGGCTCAGGCAGTAACGCACATCTTCCACCTTGCCAATTTCATACGGCAGCTGACTCATGGAGCCGTAAAGCTCGGTGGGGATGAAGCCGGGGATGTCCCGAATGTCCGCTTCCAAGTCTGTGTGCGCAAACGCAATGAACGCCGCATCCACGGGCTCGGTTGCGTAGTTCGGAGAGCCGCCAACCATAGAGGTGATCTTCTTGGCGCGGTTGCCTTGAGCGAGCGAGTGACGGCACGCTGCTTGGCTAGGCCATAGACGCTGTTCACTGCGCTGCGGGTTGAGCCGTTAGCGAAAAACACGTTAGTGCCCGCACGAATGGCGCCCCAGGTCTGATACTCGATGGTCTCTGCAGCTTGTTCACCGCACAGCATCGACGCATCGGCAAGAACAGGATCTTCGGCCAGGTCGTGCACAACGTCGGTGATCTCGGTCCAGGCGCCCCACTGCTTGATCTGCACGGTCACGTCTTCATAGGCCATTTGCTGCGAGGACGGGGTGACGCCTTCGCTCAGGGCCACGGTGACGTTGGCGAACGGTACGGGCCGACGGAACTTGACGGTGTCCGCTTTGTTTTTGGGCAACGGCTTGGACTGTCCAAACTTGGACAGAACAAGAATGGGCTCTGCGTGAGAGAGCATTTCGGTAGCTGCGTATGCTGCAGTACGCTGGGAAATATCGCCGTAGCTGGTGATAGCCATGATAATTAACTCCAATCAAATTTTTGAGTTACCGCGCTTTCTTTTTCGCGGCGTAGTGTTCAAAGGCCGCGTCAAACTCTTCTGGCGCTCCACCGCGTGTCGCCGCTCCACGGCGGCTGACGGTTTGGGCGTTTGCCAGTCGGGCTTTTCGCTTGTCGTGCTTTGGGGCACGGCTGTCTTCGTCACCCGTGGCGTTCGTTCCTTTGTAGAAATCCAATAACGCGGACGCATCGTCGGCGCTTTCAGACCCTGCTAAGGCTTGAATGCTGGGGTTCTGAGTTTTGAGCCATGTATCAAATTCGGGCGCATTGACCACTTCTCGCCAATCGGTATGTCGGCTATCTAGGCGGACGTACTCTGACTGAAGTTGTTGCTGATGGGCCTGCTCTTGCATGGGCTGCACAGTGGATCGCAGTTCTGCGACCTCCTGCTTTAATTGCGCTTGCGTCTGCTGGTCTGCTTTGAGACGAGATTCGAAAGCGCGGGCCATATCGGGAAAGTCCTCTTTAAACTCCTTCCAGTCATCAACTCCCATGGAGTCCGCCATACCCTGGCGCTGCTGGTCGTCGTCTTGAGGTTTATCTTCCTGGGTTGCGGGTTTGGCAGATTCCAGCTCTTGCGCCTTGCGCTGATGCTCGTTGATCTGCCGCTGGTAGGCGCCCAGGCGTCCGCGCTGTGAGGCGTCGGAGTGGCGAAGGCGCTCGTTCTCTGTCTCCAGAGTCTTTAGCTTTTCGGATAGGTCGCCGGGTTGTTCGTCTTTTTCGGTGTCATCATCGTCCGGTTCCGGCAAAGCGTCCCGGTCATTGTCGTATTCGTCGCGCTCATCGGCAGGCGTTGAGGCCTTCGAATATTCCTCAAAGGCACTTTCAAAATCTTGCTCGTCGTCGCTGGCGATGGCGTCATCATCCTGCGGCTTGTTCAGCGGCTGGTCTGTCATTTTAGCGGTTCTCCCGAACGGCTGGCGTGAATGCCCTTGTGGGCGTGTCCGTGGTTAGCCTGCGAGGCCTTCCGATTTGCTCAAGTGCTGGCGTAGAAGATGGCCTTCCAGTGGCCAGATCTTTCTCATGGCAGCCTCGCGGGCGTAATACTCGCCGGTGGCTACTTTGAAGTTCTCAGGGTCCGCACAGGCAGACTCGCCCGTTACGGTAAAACCATTGACAAGGGTTAGGCAGCACACGGTTAGAGTGGTGCCAGGGAGAACGTGGTACTTCTCCCCTACCACCCTGGCGGAAATTCTTTCCTTGGTGGCCGTGTTAATGGTCGATAGCACAGGTGCAGGCATGTCCTTCATGGTGAGCTTCCTTTCAATTCCGTGATGTTCAGTAACCCGGTATCGGCTGACTCGCCGGCTCCAGATCTTCGCTGGCGCGTGCCAGTAAGTCGTCGATCAAGCGGATTTCGCCGCGCAATTTGTCGTCTTTGGTTGAGCCATTGATGAGGGACAGGACGCTGTTTTCTCGGCGTTCCTGCAGCCACTGCTCAATGTCTCGCCAGGTGTCGGTGTGACGGTCAACCATAAGAATCCCAGCCATTACTCATATTTTCCTGGCGTGCCAGTCGGTCGTTCTGGCGCTCACTGAGCTCGGCGGCCTTCTGATCTCGGTCCGCTTGGATCTTGGCGGCGGTTTGGCG